AGCAAAGAATATGGCTTGGTATTATTCAACAAGCATTTGAAGATGCCTTTGAATTAGGTATGGGTCATAATCTATCTATGGCAGAGATACAACAAGCAAGGAATTGGTTCTATACCAAGAGTTGTTCTGATGCTTGTGACCACGCAGGTACAACCAGAGATCATATACAGAAGTTGTATAATAAATTATCTGATAGATACAAGTGTGGACATATAACAAAAGATGAGTTAAGATTTGCGATAAGGAAATTAGAATGGAAGATATAAAAAAAATAATAAATAAAATAAATGTATGGTCATTATATTACCGAACAGAAATTGTTTGGTTTATCATTGGCTTTATCGTGGGAGTTATATTAATATGAAAAAATATGAAGTAAAAATACCAATGTGTTTAGTTGGTATTGTAGAAGCTAAAGATAAAGATGAGGCAATAGAAATAGCTAGTGAAAGTTTTAGCACAGATAATACACCTTGTGAATGGTGGGATATCGTTGAGCCTAATGTAATAGAGGTTGAATGAAAATAAAAGATATAGAAAAAAAGATAGGCACACTATCTAATCCAAGCAAGATGCCTTCGTATGCGTGGGGTATATCAGCAAAACATTGTAATGTAGGTAGTAAATTAGCAAAGATAAAAGGTACTATCTGTAATAAATGCTATGCACTTAAAGGTCATTATGCTTTTAAGAATGTATTTAATGCACACGAGATAAGACGTAAGGCGATAGAATTACCAGAGTGGGTAGATTATATGGCAGAATTATTGACCCTAAAGTACAAAAACCTAGATAAATCAAGGCTTTATCATAGGTGGTTTGACTCTGGAGATATACAATCTTACTCACATTTGATGAAGATATTTGAGGTATGTGAACTTACACCACATATTAGATACTGGTTAGCTACTAGAGAGTATTTAATAATAGATAAGATAGATGAGAAAGATGTACCAAAGAATTTATGTTTGCGTGTATCAGCAATCAAAGTAGATAGTCAACCCCCTAGTTTTTGGAAGTGGACTTCTGGTGTACACAAAGATAAAAAAGCAATAGGTAGAGAATGTCCTGCTTACAAACAAGATGGTGAGTGTGGTAGTTGTCGTGCTTGTTGGAGTCGTAAAGTTAAACAAGTAAGTTATAAGGAGCATTGATGAGTAGTAGAGTATCGAAGAAAAAAATAAAAAAGTTTTTAACTTTAAGGTTTAGAAAAGAGCCAATGCTAATGTATGATGATACATTAGATGTAGCAATAACAGTTATACAAGATTTTGTAAACTGTGACCCATTAGATGTTGGTAAATTACAAGCCAATACATATGATACAATATATAATATTGAAAAGGAAATAAAGGAGAATAAATGAGAGAATATACATTTGTACCTATGGGTAGAACACCAGAAGGTATAGTACAAAGAATGGCAGAACCTAAAATAGTAGAGGCAAGAAGTTTAAAAAAAGCGTTGGCAAAATATTCTAAACCATCAGAATTTTGTCTTTTTGCTGTAATATATTGGGTAAGTAAAAAGGGAAATGAAAGTAAAAAAGTAGTTCAACTACCATACAAAACAAGAAAAGAAAGGAAGGGTAAACTATGAGTAATTGTTATGACCACAGCATTAAAAAAAATATGTTGGATAGTGTCTATGGAACTAGACAACAATTAAAAGATGATATGAAAGAAAATAGAAGAAACTTAAGTAAATGGTACTATGAACAAATGGCTATGTATGATTATGCTTTAGCAAATTTCGATGAGTGGTACAGAGAGTATGCAGGAGAAAGTTGGGAGGAATTAAATGATAGCAAAGATTAGTTTAGTAATATTTTTTTTGTTCCTAGTTTCTTGTAGTACAAATAAAAATAATATAAATCCCTGGACAACAATAGTAAAACAAATCGTAACAAATGGAATGAGCAAATGAAAGATGAGTTAATGGTTCAGCAACAAGTAGATAATGTTTGGCAACATATGGTTGGTGTGATATGCTTAAATCAAACTGGTAGAAAAAAAGTAAAAGAATTACTTCCTGCATTTTTTAAAAAGTTTCCAACACCAGATAAATTATTGTTATCAGACAGAAGTGTGATAGCAGATATGCTAGGTGATCTAGGTCTTAAGCACGTTAGGGCAAATAGGATATGGAGAATGTCACAAGACTATTTAAACTGGGATGGTGAAGATGCTATGCAACTTCACGGTATAGGTAAATATGGTAGTGATAGCTATGAGATATTTTATAAAAATAATATACCAAAAAATGTGCAAGACAAAGAATTAAAAAGATACATCAGAGAAGAATTAGATGTCGTTTAATTTTAGACACCCAAGTTACTACGCAAAAATAAAAAAAGAAAATCGCTTGACAAAAAACAAAAACTATGATAAGGGAATAGATAATGAAAAAATACAAAATAAGAATAGCAGGACTAGGAATAGAAGCAGTAGCAATAATACCATTCGACAACGAACCAGAGATAGAACAACTAGAGAATAATATAGCATACTACCTTAATCACAATTTAATGAAAGTAGAAGCTAATGATTTCTATGCAACTGATAGATACTTTATAACATACGAGGAAGTATCTATTTGAATTATAAACAACAACTTGCAGTAGTAGAGGGATTATTTATTCCATCAGATACACAGATAAGAATGGATTGTCCATTCTGTAATGGTAGAAATACTTTCTCTGTAGATACAACAGAAAATAATTTAAACTGGTATTGCTTTCACGCTTCGTGTAGTGCTAAAGGTAAAAAACAAGGAGAAAAAAATATGCAATATGTAGAAAGAGTATTTCAAGGTAATAAAGAATTACATATAGAAGATGTAAACTTTCAAATACCAGATAGCTTTCAATCAATATACTCAAATGAAAAAGCTATGCGTTGGTTATCAAATAATAATTGTTGGGAGTCTTGGTCTTGGGGTAGAGCAGATTTTAAATATGATGTAAAACAAGATAGAGTTGTATTTCTAGTTAAAAATAGAATATCACATAAAATAGTAGGTGCAGTAGGTAGAGCATTAAATAAAAATGAGTTTCCTAAATGGTATATGTATGGTAATAAAGATGTGCCGTTTAAATGTGGCGAGTGTGAAGACTCTGTAATTGTAGAGGATTGTCCATCAGCTTGTGCAGTATCAAATGTATTAACTGGTATAGCTATTATGGGTACAAAATTAAAACAAATACACAAGAGTCACTTGCAACCATATAAAAAATTATATATATGTTTGGATAGAGATGCAACAACAAAAGCATATGACATGGCAAAAGATTTAAGATCGTCTGGGTTTGAAAATGTAATAGTTAAACCATTAGAAGATGACCTTAAATATTATGATACAGAACAAATAAGGAGAATGTTTTATGAATGATCAAATGAAAAAAGAAATACTAGAGAATTGGTTTTCTTGGAAGTATGATATTATAGATTGTAATAGATCAGAGTGGACTCAAAGAGATCAAGCAATAATTGAAACAATAGATCAAATTTTATTAAAGGAGTTAGATGATAGAAAAGCAAATGATTAGACTTATGTTGAATAAAAAATTTTATACTCAACATAAAGGTATGTTATCTCCAACAGTATTCTCTGGAGATATAAGTTCTTTGTATGATACGATACAAAAGGCACACGATAAATATGAGGAAGATATAAAGGTAGATGAGTTATACTCATTACATACTGCTATATTTAATCCTGCATTGACCCGTGCTGCGAAAGAAAAGTTTAGCGAATTAGTAGAGGATATCAAAGAAGTACAAGAGCCAAGCAAAGAGATAGCAAAAGATATTATGCGTATACTATCTGATAGAGATTTGGCACAAAGAATAGCAGTAGAGTCTACAGAAATATTTAATGGTAAAGATGCTAACTTCAATGAGATAGTTAGTATGATAGAAAAACACAAGCAAAGTATTGATGAAGAAAAAACTCCTGCAGTTACAAGTAATGTTGATGAGGTATTAGATCTATTAAATGTAACTACTAAATGGAAATTTAATATACCTATACTACGAGATAATGTAGGTGGTATAGGTGGTGGTAATCTTATGATTGCATTTGCTAGACCAGAGACAGGTAAGACAGCATTTTGGGTTAGTCTTTGTACTGCACCAAATGGATTTGCAGAACAAGGTGCAAAGATACACGCATTTATAAATGAAGAGCCTGCGATAAGAACACAGATGAGAGCCATATCTTGCTATACCTCTCCCTTCTCT